TGATTAGAGGATGCTGGAATCATAGTGCATCTCGATGCCATAACCATCATAGAGCTCAGAGACACCATAGTGCAAGCTGGCTACCACGTCAGTGCCCACATAAGAAGCACGACGCTGAGTTTCGATAGAAATGTCACCGATAGTAGCGATACCAAGTGCATCACGATGGAACACTGCACCTTTGAAATCACCAGTTGTTCCAGTGTTGGCCATGTTAGCTGACTCAAACACAGGAATACCTGCTAGAGTTCCAACAAGACCTTCACGCATGGCTTGGTTAGATACTTCACTGTATGCACCAGAAACGAATGCTGTGTTGCCAGTAGTGGTCAAAGCAGCCTTCAAGTCATAGGCGATAGCTGGGTGTAGAACAGCCACGATGCCGTCTAATGGAACACCAGCTGAACGCAGTTTAGCCACTGCGTTGAATATGGCTGCAGGAGTGATAGCAGTTGTGCCGTCACCTAGAGCCGTAGAGAAACCATCGAACAGAGCCATTAGGTCAGCATCGATCTTGCGAGCGATACCTTCACCAAATACACGGCCTAGATCAGCGACCACGTTAGAGGCGCTGGCCTGGATGGCCAAATCAGTGACCAATGTTCTCACAGCCACTGGGCTGATGGTCATGGTAGCACCTGAAGTAGAAACTTCAGTGTTAGATACTTCATCACCTTCTGTCAATGCGGCTGCAGAAACAGTTGGGTAGATAGGAACGGTAACTGTCTTACCTTGTCCTCCGCCAAGAGTGTAATTCTTGACGAGTCCACGCATGATGCTACGCTCGGAAGCAACAAACATGGCTTCTGCTACGATACTTGGTAGCAGGTCGTTTAGTGTTGTGGTCGTTGAACCAGCCATAATAAATCTCCTAGTTAGTGTTTAGACAATGCCTGCTGTTTTACGATATTCAGCATAGGCCTTGCGATGTTCTGGATTTCGCATATCCAATTTTGTTACGTCTAATTTCGCTGGGCTTCCCTGGGAGATATTTGATTTTGTGTTGGTAGTCGAGGGCGCCGCTGCGACGAAATGAGGATTCGAATCTAGGAACTCTCTCACTAGGTCTTCTACGGCCAATGGTTCACCGTTGTCACGATAACGAACAGCACCATCACTGCCAACTACTTCTACATCACCTTGATCATTCAAACGAACATGAGGTGCTAGCAGTGATTTGACCTGTTCAGCATTGACAGCACGGAATTGTGCAGCGGCACTGAGCAAGGGACTGTTGACCTTATACTCTTTGATGATCGAATCTCTCTTTGAGATTTCAGCATCTTTTTTGGCAGCCAATTCTTGTAGAGTCTTTTCAAACTCTCCACGCTTGATCTGTTGTTCCTGTTGACGCTTTTCCCATTCTGTTTTGATGGTTCTAAGTTCTTCAGGATCACCCAAGTCTTCATACTTACTGGCGAACTTGCGTTCTAATTGACTTTTGGTCTTGGCCAGTATGGCGTTGACTTCTTCTTGCGTGAATGTCTTTGCTGCCTGTGCCTGCTGTTCCCCATCTTGGGTTGAGGCCGCAGTAGCCTCTGTGGTGCCAATGTTTTGTTCGGTCATTGTATCCTCGCCTGTCAGTGACAGTTATATGAAATATTTATGGCATTTAACCCTAAATGCCCATAAATGTAGTTATTCTAGACCTAATTTACGCCTTAGATTCGTGAGCGTAGATCTATCCTGTTGTATCAAGATCTTCACAGGTGCTGCGAATTCACCATAGCCAGGATATGAAAACAGCCAAGCATCTTGGCCATAGTCTAGGCCACGGCACAGGGCTTCTATGGCATCCTCTGAATCATCTATCACATACACGCGGGCTAGATAAGGGCCTAGGGGTATGACCCTATCTTCCCACTCTACTATGTCTATCTTGCCTTCTGTCCAGGCCCTTAGGCTCCAGGGACATTCTGCTCTAATCGATTGGAAATAACTGGCCCAATCAACGCTTTGGTGGTTTACGGCCACGACCTCTTCCTCTTCCTGGCATCTTATTCTCCTTAGTAATCTTCACGCTTATGCACATAGCCCATGGCTGCATAGCGTAGATGTTCTTGTTCAGTGCGGGCATAGAACTCTTCACCTGTTTCAGGGTCGATCATCACATGCACTTCAAATGGTGGCTGTGCGGGGATCTCAGAAGCATCTACTTCTTCTTTGATCATGTTGGGATCTTCACCCAGTAACTCTAACAGTTCGTGATCTATGACTTCTAGGATCCTTGGATCAGTGGCTATCTCTTTGGCCATCTTCAACTGTGTGATTTCGTTCACAGTGTCACGGATAGCGAAAGAATCAGGATATTCTACCTTACCGTTCCATGACAGACCCTGATAGTATGAATACCATTGCCAGATCTGCTCTTCTACCAATTCTAGATTGTCCGCTTTTTCTGACAGTTTGGCATTGAGCAATTGGAACTCCTGCTCCTGTGCCACACCGCTCATGCGCCTAGTTTCTGTGGCACGGATTGAGCCAGTGTTTGACATCTTGTCTATGATGCCTGTGACATGTGTAATGGCTGTATAGATCTGATTGACATCTGTTGACACTGAAAGGATATAGGGTTTCAGTCCTGGATCTAGATTGTCTTCCATCTGTATCACAGCACCTGCACCTGCTGATGCTTCTGTGCCTGGTGTTTTGACCAATGCTGGATGTCCATTAATACGGATGCTTTGCTCTACTTCTGATGTTAGATTGTAGATAGTGCGTTGTGCTTTGGCGATGTCAGCGATATCACTCATACCAATGCCACGCACAGGAGTCTTGTGATTGTAGGCTATGATAGCAGGAATCTCACCCAATGGATTAGGCTCTATGGTGTGTGATAGTATGGTCCTAGATTTGTGATCAATGACCCAGGTATGGATTTCTTCTGTGGTCCACTCTCTGACTGTGCTGACACTTTCATTGCCTTCTTCAATGTATTTGAAATAGGTCAAATTATAGCGACCATTAGGCAGTCTATTCCAACGCCAGTCTGTGACTAATAATGGTGATATGATGTTGAGATAGGGTCTGACATCAGCAGCGATCTCATCACCTTTGGTCTGTGCTCCTACATTGGGTTTGGCTACGATTACCCAACAGTGTCCAAACACTGATGACCATACTGCGACTTCTTTCATGAATGCGTCAAATGAACGACCATCCATGTCAGCATCTTCTAAGAATGACTCTAACATGGGTTCATATTCTATGCTGCCAAATTCACGATGGGGTTTGTCACGGAATAGGAAACTCACATAGGTTGAGATCACTGATCTGCAGTGGTTTTCTAGGGGAGTGGCTGCCAATCTAGCATCATATTCTGCCTGTGTTTCGTTGACATATTTGGTCAGATATTGTCCACGCTGCCATTCTACGCCACCCATATAACTGTCTAGCATCTGGCGCCAATGGTCTCTGTTGCGTTGATGTTGTGTGTTGGTAGATGTTACTAGATTGTAGATTTCTTGTAGTGTTTGGTTCATTTATCAGTCCTTATGCGGCGATCTTATGCGTCCAGCGTTTCTCAGCATAAGGATCAGGTTGTCTTTCTCTTGATACTGGCCATAACCAGTCTATCATATAGCCCAAGGCATCATTCATGTGGTCAAATTCTCCCTTTTCAGGTATGGCCGTTGACCCTTCTTTATAGACCTGACGCTCTAGGCACTGTATCACATATTTACACTGAGGTGCTATGAACAAGTGTCTAACGCCTGATGCAGAGCATAACCGGGCATTGACAGCATTTATTCTGTCTCTGACGGGGGTGTGGCTTCTTGGGGCTTTGACGATAAAGTTAGGTTGATTGGCGAGGATCGTATGGTCTGACTGCCCTTGGCTCTTAGTAGAGCGGGCACTGCCTGCTGGATCTGGGTAGCAGAAGACCTTAGTCTTTGGGTATCTGCTTCTAATCTCCATCGCGAGTTCATTAGTATTGCTGGAATAGAGCGTGATTTCATCGATGACATACAAATCCTCATTGATCCTCACTGCGATCACTGCACAGAGAGGTGTGATGTTAAAATCCATGCCCACATATATGGTTGATAGATCTGGATTATCTAGACTCTTGACATTGTGATTGCGATCAAAAGCATAGTAGATCTGCCCTGCTGATTCTTCCCATGTGGCCATGTATTCTTGACGGAACATACGCTCTGGCATGTCACGCTTGGCCGATTCTATTTCACTCTCAGAAACATTGCCACCATCTAGTGTGGTAAATGACCAACTCTGCCAATCTTCTAAATTGTTTATGCCATTGGCATAGATCTCATAGGCCCAAGATGAGCGTCCACCCTTGGGTGTGCCTATGAACAGTGCATGACCGTTCTTATCACTGAGTGTGGGACGAACTGCGGTCCATACTTCAGGATCCATGTCTGCGAACTCATCAAATACTGCTATGCCGCTGACTGAAAAGCCACGCATGCGATCATATGAATCTGCGGATCTGATCTCTATCTGGCTGCCATTTACCAAGGTCATGACCAGATCGCTTTCATTGGTTTTAGCGATCCAATTTAACTGACCTAATCTTTCTTTGAGTTGTTCCCAGACTATGCCCTTGCCCTGTCCACGGGTAGGAGCGATATACCAACTCAAACGATTGGGTTCACGGCTGTAACGAGCCAGTTCTCTGATGGCCAGATGTGTTTTGCCAAATCTACGTCCACAGATGGCAGTCCTGAAACGGGCTGGACTGTCTGCGATCTGACGTTGTGCCTCACTGAGCGGCATCAATCACTCCAGGGTAAAACTTTGGTGTCATCAGTGTTCATAGGTGTGTCACTCTGTTGCAGTATCTGCTTGCCCAGCCATATCAACATCACAGCATTGCCACTGAGAGCCACTTTGATCTGGGCACGTCTAAGACTGTGCTTTAGATCTTCGCGACCTTTTGCTATGATGTCGCTAAAGTTGTATCTCAGTGTGTTTTCATCGATGTCAAACCACTGTGCGATCTCACGATCATTGGCTCCAATTTTGGCAAGATTGTAGACATCTTCTGGCACTACCACACGCTTTCTACGGCCACGACCTACTTCGTAGCCATAGACTTCCACGGCCACTAACTGCTTGGGCTTGTTGCCAGTCTTAGAGGGATTGGTGGGCGGTTCTTGGTAGGGCAAAACTGTGAATGTTTCGCCTTCAGGTTCTTTGGTGGGATCAGCTGGTTCAAGGCCCAGCTCTAGAGCTTGCTGTTCATCCATCTTGTATTTAAGTTGGATGTAAAAAAGCCCCTGGAATTTAGTGGCTGTTTGGATTATTTTATGTAATAGTATTTGTCAGGGTATTTTTTAGATCTGTAACCAAAATCTATTTTTAAAGTTTTCTCAGCTAGTTTTTTGCTATCAAATTTACCCTCAGGAGTCATAACTGGTCTCCCTTGTGAAAGACTCATATTGTGTAAATGTTCTTTTGTAAACTTTCTACCTTTTAATTTCTGTGAGATTTTATCTTTTATTTCTTGGGGAGTAGTATGTCCTAGACGCCTGCCAGGGTTTAAAATATTACCTTCAATGGTATTTTCACTGGCTAATTTAATTTCAATGTTACCAATCTCATAATTGCCGAGATCACACTTTCTACTCATAACATATTTGTTAGCACCTACTCCTCTATCTTGATAGTGACCACTTGATAGCCAAATTTCTAACCATTGTTCAAAAGTAAGATGCCATTCTATATGTTTACCCAAACGATCTTTACGACGGCGGCTGTTCCATCTTTGAAATTGAAATCTTTTCTTTGCTTTAGATAATTCTTCTTCATTCATACCTATATTATAATAGGTTTTTTAGAAGATGTCAAACTGAAGCGAATCTCTTTTGCACCTGTATCTTGAATGATCTACGATCTACACTGCTGTCATCAGTGGTAATCTGTGCAGTCACAGTATAGGTCTTGCCCTCAGTGCCGCCTGATATTTCAGCATAGGTTCTAGTGCCTGCTGAGATACCTGATGAATGTATGACCAGTGGGTCAGCATCGTTGGCACGGCTGTTGTGCGTGTAAGTGACTGCTGTGACGGTCTGCCCCTGGGCTAACCATTCAGAGAAGTCCATCGAGTAGACCAATCTTGCTTCAGGGTCTTTGCTGATCCAGGCTCCCTGTGTGTCCTGTTTGTATCCTGTTATGGTTGACATGTTATTCCCATCCTTCTATGATTAGTGATCTTGTTTCTTGCTGTATAATTAGTCCTCTTGATTCTGCTTTGACCCGTAATACTCCTGTTTCCTGTGGAATAGTCAGTGTCAAGAACGGATCTAAGTTTATCACATCTCCTGCTATGACTGTGGCGTGTAGTGCTGATATGGAGATTGAACCAAATCTCACACGCTGACCTGTGATTGATTCTGTGAACTCTGAGTCTAGATCACTGCCTGTGGTTCTGGTCACTGAGGCAGTGGCAGTGACTGTGCCTGAGCTTTGCACTAGACTGGCGAACTGCTCTATAGTGCCTATGGTCACTGTGACAGTGGCTGAGACAGTGAGATCTGCACCTGTTCTGATTGGCGGTATTAGTGTGGCTTCACAGACCTGTGTGAATTGACCTAGATTGATCACTGTAGCATCAGTGAAACTTTGGGCATTTATGGTAGTGGTAAATTCTGCACTTAGAGCGGCTTCAGCACGGGTTGGTGGCACTG